TCTTGGAAGATATTGAGATAGACAAGCCGGATGTGGAATTCCAGAAGTGGAAAGAACAGAAGCGTGAAGCAAAAAGCCGGATGATTGCCATGCAATATCAGCCATATGAAGTAAAAAAGAAGAGGTCAGAACTCCGTGCAATAGAATTTCTTCAGGAGATGGATAAACGTGGAAAAACAGCACATGTGAGTGTCGGTGGACTTGATAGTATTACATTGCATGTATTCTTGAAATCTATCGGAATTGATGTACCGGCAATATCAGTATCGAGTTTGGAAGATGCAAGTATTCAGAGAGTGCATAAAGCACTTGGTGTGACAATTCTGCATTCATATAAGACAAAGACACAGGTTTTGAATGAAGTTGGATTTCCGGTAATCAGTAAGCGTATAGCAGGTAAGATTGCATTGTTACAGAATCCGACGGAAAAGAATAAAACGGTCAGACATGCAATTATTACGGGTGAATGTGGAGAACTCGGACATTTTCAGAAGAATAGCAGGATGAAACTGCCGCAGAAGTGGTTGAAATTGTTCGGAGGGTATGAAAACGAAAATGAAGGAGTGAACTATCAGAAACCGGATTTCAAGGTATCAAATGATTGTTGCTACTGGCTCAAAGAAAAACCATGTGACGACTGGGCGAGGGAACATCAGAGCTATCCGTATCTTGGAATGATGGCATCGGAAGGCGGGCAGAGAGAAGAAGCGCTTACCGATCACGGATGCAACTACTATGGAAAAACTACAATGCGATCGGCTCCGTTTGCTCCGTATATGCGAAATGACATATTAAAGCTGGCATTGGAAATGGATGATTGGTATCACAAAAACATGGATGTGTTTGAGAAGTTGTACTATGAGCAACCTTACAGCAAAGACAAGAATGGAAATGTAATACCATATGAGCCGGTGGATAGCATTATACCAGATATTTACGGCGATGTAGTACAGGATCAGTGCGGAAATCTTCGGACTACTGGAGCACAGCGAACAGGATGCAGTATGTGTGGCTTTGGCATTCACATGGAGAAAAGACCACATAGATTTGATAAATTGCGAGAGCGTAACCAGAAAGAATGGGAGTATTACATGTACCGGTGTTGTACAGATCCAGAGACTGGAGAGAAATATGGCTGGGGAAGAGTTCTCGATTACATAGGAGTTCCGTGGGAAGATTATCCGGCAATTCAGATGGAGTTGCCATTAGATCAGATGATGTAGCGTCGAAATTTGAACTTTGAAAATTGAATAATGATGGTTGGAGTGGTATAATATCCTTACCAATACGAAGGAGGATATGTATTATGGGTTTAATTGATAACACAAAACAGTTTTGTTTAACATGCAAAAATAAGGGTGTAGTAGACACTATAAGTGCAGAGGACATGGATAAATTTGATGAAGAATATGATAGACTAGATAAAATGGGATGTCTTTCCGCAGATCAAGTTTATGACAAAGCCTCACAAGGATGCAAAAAAGATTATTTCTACTGTCCGTATTGTGAAAATGGACAAAAATATAAAGATAAATATCCTAAGTACAGAGCATAAAAGTGTATGTATTTGATACCAACCATCATTATTCGATGGTTGGTATTTTTTTGCGCAAAAATGGAGGATATGAGCATGTACATAGAAGAAATAACAGGGCAGACGATTATTCCGAATCTGATGGACGATGAGAACGTCTGCATGATTAAGAGAAATTATTCGGGCAAGCTGGAGATCATTGAGCTTGCTACGTTCCAGATTTCGAAGATTAAGAAGTATATGGAACATAAGGATGTTGCATTTGTTATCGTAAAGGATGATGAAAAGGGAGCGTGATTTTGTTGAGAAAAATGAAAGTAAAGAACTATCTGCAACAGGTGCAGAAGATTGATGCTGTGATCACAAACAAGATGATCGAGCGGGAGCAGTGGCTTACATTGGCAAGCTCATTGTCCGGACAGACGGATGGAGAGCGTGTGAAGTCGTCAGGATCCAATCAGAAGATGGAAGATTCGGTCGTTATGGCTATTGACGCTGCAAGAGATATTGATAAGTATGTGGCAAGGCTTAGAGATGTTAAGAGCGAGATCAGCGAAGTGATTCAGCAGATTCCGGTCAAGGAGTATAATGTGCTGCACAAGCTCTACATTCAAGGCAAAGACCTTGACGATGTGGCAGCGGATAACAAGAAATCGTATTCGTGGGCGTCAACCATGCATGGAAGGGCACTTGCTCACGTTCAGGGCGTGCTTGATACATTAGAAGCTCTTCCGGAGAACAGCGGGAAGTATCGTTTTCGGAAGGGGTTGAAGCTGTGAGTGAATATCCATGTAAAGGATGTACGGACAGAAAGGTAGGTTGCCATGGCGAGTGTGAAGGCTACAAAGCATTCGCCACGGAGCAACGGAAGAAAAATGAGTGTATTAGAAAACAGAAGGATGCTCTGAGCAATTACCTGGATATGAAGCAGGAAGCTGTAAAGCGGGCGAAAAGGAGGAGATGATAAAAATGAGAGACAATGGATGCAGTGGATGTAAGTATGAACATTTAAAGGGAAGCGAAAAACCATGTTGTGATTGTGCCAATATGTACATGGATAAGTATGAACCAATAACAAATGCCGACAGAATAAGGAATATGTCTGATGAAGAACTGCTTGATTTTATATGTTCAATAGAAACCTATGACGAGGGTAGCGTTAAGACTATCGAAAATGGGGTTTCAATGCACACAGTGACGGAAGTTAGGGTTTGGCTTCAATCAGAAGCGGAATAGGAGAGAATATGGAAAATAGATATTTATTCAAGGCAAAAACCTGCAATGGGGAATGGGTAAGCGGATTTCTACATTGTAAGGAAAATAGACGGTATATCAGCAATAAAGCAGGCGCACCATTTGCATTTGAAGTAAGACCAGATACCATCTGCCAATGTACAGGCTTGAAGGATAAGAACGGCAAGCTGATATGGGAAAATGATATTGTAAATTGTCTGGCTGAAGAATGCTGTGGCTACATTGGTTGGAATGAAGATGAAGCAGGATTTTATTTTAACGTGTTACTCGAAGATGGAACTTACGAAGAAGAACACATTTACGATTATGTGGATTGTATGGAGATTATTGGAAATACATTTGATAATATGGAGTTATTAGAGAGGAGTATTGAATAAATCCGTGGGTATGGGTTATCAAGTTTGAGGTGTGTGATAAACCAGAAAGTGAGGGAAATTAAATGAATATAGGAGTTGCTTGTGCAATAGTTCATAACATAAATTCTGAAAAATATTCAGAAGATGAAAAAATTGAAGCATTAAAAATGTTCTTAGAAATGCCAACACACAATGGAACGACTAAAGAACAAATTCTTAAAGCATTTCAGTGGTTTTGGAATTTTTGTATTGAAGAAAGTGAGGAAAATTAGATGAAGAAATCAACAGCAGAAACAATAGCATATGCACTTAAAAAAGAGTGCCAAAGAATATCCTTGTACGATTGGTGCGACAGTTGGGATATTACAACAGATGAATTTGACGAATTTTTAGCACTTGCAGTAGGCAATGCGGAAGAAGAAGAAAGTGAGGGATAATATGACAGAGAGTGAAGCTATCGAAGAACTAAAATATGACTGCAATGAACTTGGTAAGGCAATCCCTTGTGATACTTCATGGGGATGTTCTTTTGAAAATGCTTATGGAATGGCAATACAAGCACTTGAAAAGCAAATTCCTAAGAAACCGCTATATATTGCAAATTTAGGTTGTACAGCATTATGGTTATGCCCAGTATGCGAAAGAAGAATAGTTAGAAGCGATTTAAAGTACTGCCACCAGTGCGGACAGAAGTTAGATTGGAGTGATGAAGAATGAGATTGATTGATGTAGCAGACCTTGAAAAATTCATACGCGAGAATGTATGTGTCATAGGAGATGACCATTTATTGTTAGTCGCAGGGAATGACGGTAGGTGGCACGAAGCATTACCGCTCGTAAAGACCTCCTATGACGTAGATAAGGTTGTAGAGCGTTTAAAGAAAGTATCATACGAACGGTTCGGGAATGACGGCATGGGCGGAGAGCTTGTAGTTAATTTGGATGATGCAATTGAGATTGTAAAGGCAGGTGGTAAAATCTATGGGAAAGTTGATTGATCCGGAAAGATTAAAGAGCAGATTGGAAAGTTATGCTGAAACATACAAGAGTGCCGGCATGGATGTACCGTATGATATGGAGGTTGTGACGGACATCATAGATCGGAGCATTAACAGCTACGATGTGGATTATGTAGCAGAGGATGTAGCGGATATGCTGGAGGGTATTGTTGACGAAAATCTGCTTGATGATGTGGTGTCATGCATCAAAAGAGGGTATAGTTTGAATATGTACACATAAAATCAGTATAAAGATTGTGAAAAAGTTGTAAGTTTTTTGACTTATTTGTATAACATGAGACGAGAAATCTGTGTTATATTTAATGTATCATAAATGGAAGTTGAAGGCATCGTGCATTTTGCATGGTGCCTTTTGCTTTATGCCTGCCGTACTCTTTAGCTGATCATATCCTCCGGTGCGGTAGGCTTTTTGTTTGGATGGATATTGTAAAGGATGGTGATTGTGATGGCTAAGCTTACAGCCAAACAGCAGAGATTCTGTGATGAATACCTGATTGATCTGAATGCCACACAAGCAGCTATCAGAGCAGGGTATTCGAAGAAAACGGCAAATAGAATCGGAACTGAAAACTTGTCAAAACTTGTAATCAGAGAATATATAGAAAACCGGATGGCGGAGAAAGAAGCGGCACTGATTGCCAATCAGGATGAGGTACTTAAGTATCTTACATCCGTGCTTCGTGGACAGAGCAAATCGACAGAGATTGTGATTGAAGGCTTGGGCGATGGAAGCACAAAGGCTCGGAAGATGGAGAAAGAGCCATCTGAGAAGGACAAGCTGAAGGCGGCGGAGCTTCTGGGCAAGCGATATGGATTGTACACCGAGAAGGTGGAAGAGAAAGTCGATATGGAATTGAATGTGACTATCGATTATGGAGATGAAGAAGATACCGGCGGTGATGCCGATTGAATCTGAATATAAAGGCAAATCCGTGTTTCCGGGAGGTAGACCGAAGCACGAAGCGATATATTGTGATGAAAGGCTCTGCCGGTTCAGGAAAGAGCGTTGACACAGCGCAGAACTACATTCTCCGGCTAATGAAGGACAAGGGCAGGAACCTTGTGTGTGTCCGTAAGTCAGATATCACAAACAGAGACAGCACCTATGCAGAGCTCACAGGTGCCGTGTATCGGATGTTTGGAGACAAGGCGGAGCGATATTGGAAGATGACCACATCGCCGTTGTCGCTTGAATGTCGGGCGAATGGCAACCGCATTATATTCCGTGGAATGAATGATGATAAGCAACGAGAGAAGCTTAAGTCAATCACATTCCAGAAGGGAAAGCTCACAGATGTGTGGTGCGAAGAAGCAACAGAGCTGACGCAGGCAGATGTGGAAATTATAGATGATAGATTGCGTGGAGAATTGCCGCCCGGACAGTTCTACCAGCTTAGAATGACCTTCAACCCGGTGAATAAGAATCATTGGATAAAGAAGGTCTATTTTGACAGATATGATCCGGACGTGCTGACACACCATAGTACATATCTTGGTAACCGCTTTATTGATGCGGCGTATCATCGGCGTATGATGCGTAGAAAAGAAGTAGATCCTGAAGGCTACAAGATATATGGTCTTGGCGAATGGGGCGAGATAGGCGGCTTGATTCTTCATAACTGGGAAATCGCAGATGTATCGCAGAATCTGAATGATTATGATGATATCGCAATCGGTCAGGACTTCGGTTTCAATCATGCGAACGCTATCTTGCTTCTGGGTATCAAGGATGATGATATATACATTCTCGATGAGATATATGTGCATGAGAAGGAAACAGCAGAGATCATCCCGCTGGCGATTCAGCATGCTATACCGACGAATAAGCCTATGTGGTGCGATTCCGCAGAGCCGGACAGAATCAAGACATGGAAGGGCGCTGGCTATCGTGCCAAGGGCGTTGATAAGGGCGGTTCCGCCGGATCTGTCAAAGCTCAGATAGACTGGCTCAAGGGTGTGGTCGATAAGAACCACATTATACGACGAAGAATATATGTTGCCCCTCATTGTGTAAATACAATTAAGGAGTTGCAGCAATGGAAATGGAAAAAGGACGAACGAACAGGCGAGTATATTGACGAGCCGGTTCCAATCATGGATGATGCGATGGCGGCACTTCGATATGGCATCGAAGGATGGCGTAAGCGTCAATCATGGATTTTTTAGTTAGAAAGGGCAAAGAATGTGCTTACAGTAGATGAGATTAAAAAGTTCATAGACGATGATAAGACGAGCGAGAAGAAGCGGTTTGCAAAGGTCGGTGAGCGGTATTATGACGGCGATAATGACATCAAGCAGTACCGCTTATTTTATTACAATGCAGATGGCAATCTGGTTGAAGATAAGACACGGAGCAATGTGAAGATACCGCATCTCTTCTTTACGGAGCTTGTAGATCAAGCGACGCAGTACATATTGTCTGGCAATCGAAACGGAGAGCGCATTGTATTATCAGACGATCCGGAGCTCCAGAAGCATATGGATAAGTATTTTAATAACAATGATATTTTCATGGATGAGCTGGCGGAGTGCATCACAGACTGCAAGGTAAAGGGATTTTCGTATATATATGCATATAAAGATGCGAATGACAGATATGCATTTGCGACAGCTGATTCCATGGGCGTTATCGAAGTACGTGAGAAAGACACGGACGATGGATGTGCCTATGTGATTTACTACTATACGGACCGTATAGATAAAGGACACAAGGTTATAACACGTGTGCAGGTATGGAGTGAGAAAGACACGACATACTATGTGATGGTTGACGATGGTGCACTCATGCTGGATGATTCCGTGGAGATCAACCCAAGACCGCATATCTTGTACAAGAAGAGTGGCGGGAAGGAAGATGATACATATTATGAATCGCTCGGATTTATTCCGTTCTTCCGGCTTGATAATAACAAGAAGCAGCATTCGTCTCTGCGACCGATAAAGCCGCTGATTGATGACTATGATCTGATGGCATCGAGTCTGTCAAATAACCTGATTGATTTCGACACGCCTTTGCATGTGGTCAAGGGATACGAAGGCGACAATATGGATGAGTTGCAGACGAATCTCAAGACTAAGAAGATTATCGGCACAGGAGAGAATGGCGATGTCGACATCAAGACAGTTGATGTGCCGTATCAGGCACGTAAAGAGAAGATGGAGCTTGATGAGAAGAACATCTACCGCTTCGGTATGGGACTGAATACAGCCGGATTGAAAGATACGTCAGCAACGACCAACATTGCAATCAAGGCGGCATATTCGCTCTTGGAACTGCAGTGTAACAAGCTGGAGATCCGGTTGAAGAAGCTGCTCCGGCACCTTGTGCGGATTGTAATTGAAGAGATCAATAAGACAGAGAAGAAGGGTTATCAGGATTCCGATGTGTATTTCAAGTTTGAGCATGTGATTATGAGCAATGCTCAGGAGAATGCACAGATCAAGCTTACGGAAGCGCAGGCACATCAGGTTGTAATCAACACGATCATGTCTTTAGCGGATACATTAGATGATGAGACGATTATCAAGGCTATTTGTGATGAGTTAGATATTGACTATGAAGAGATCAAGGACAAGCTGCCGCAGGACGCAGAAAAAGATACAGCGGATGCCAAGCGGCTATTGGATGGAGTTGTGACGAGTGAACAAGCGACAGAAGGAAGTTCTACAAGCACAGCTGAATAGTGAAGAAGAGGTTATTGCACAGTTAAAAAGTGTATATGAGCAGGCTCTAAGAGATTGTGAAGCAAAGATACAGGAGTTATCAATGCGGGCAGATCTTGAACCAGAGAATTTAAAGTCAATCATATATCAGAAGCAATATCAGGAAGCAATCAAGGCGCAGTTGGAAGGAGCACTTACAAATCTGCAATCAGATTCATATGCAACTGTATCCGATTATCTGACACGGAGTTATCAAGATGGATATCTCGGCTCTATGTATGATATGCAAGGGCAGGGAATCCCGCTTGTGATGCCGATAGACCAAGAAGCTGTGACAAGGGCAGTGGTACTTGACTCTCAGCTTTCTACATCTCTGTATGACCGAATGGGTGAAGATGTAAAGGCAATCAAGAAAGCAGTGCGACAGGAAGTATCAAGAGGAATTGCGCAGGGCATGACATGGAGCAACATTGCATCGAACCTTGCACGGAATATGAAGCATACGCCGTTTCAGAAGGCATATAACAATTCAATCCGGATTGCCCGGACAGAAGGACACCGCATACAGAATCGTGCCGCATTAGACGCACAAAAGAGAGCAATTGATCGTGGTGCAGAGGTCGTGAAACAATGGAATGCAGTTCTCGACGGAAGAACCAGATCCGAACACCGAGAATTGGATGGACAGATACGAGAAGTCGGCGAGATGTTTGAGATTGCCGGATATAAGGCAGAAGCTCCGGGATTGTTTGGTGATCCATCACAGGATTGTAATTGCCGGTGCTGTCTGGATCAGAGAGCGAGATGGGCACTTAACTGCGGGATTGTGAAAATGGATAATTTCTCGAAACAAACAGTCACTTTCGAATCTCCAGAAGAGTATGCGGAGTGGAAAAAAGTATACTGGTCTGATGAAAATATCGCATATATGCAGCACGTTACGACGATGGAGAAGAAATATGGCAAGAACTTCGAGAAGATGCTTAATTCCATGACAGATAAGGAATATGAGAAGTATAAGCGGTTGCTGGATAACAATCCGATGTATAAACCGAAAGTGACACTTGTTAAGAATGCAGAAGAAGCTAAAACTGCATTAAAGAATAGAATTGGCTTTAGAAACTGTAATATAGATTCAATGGACGAAAGACTGATTGTGGATAATACAAATCAGCTGATCCGTCTGGAAAGCAAATTCGGAGTAATACATAAATCCGATTTTGTAGATATTGATGTAGACGAAGGTAATTTCGCCGGAAATGTGAATAGCAGCAGATTATCACCAGCAAGTCAATATTTGGTTCTGAATAAAAAACGTTATACGAATAGAGATTCCCTGATAAAGAAGGAAATCAAAGATATGGATAGTGGATACTCAATGCCTTTTTCACATACAAACGAAGAAGCTTCCATAGCAACGGTAACTCATGAATATGGACATATGTTACAGAATGTTATCAAGAAGGACTATATGGAGTCTCTTGGTTGGAAAAATTCAGATATGCTTGCATTTGTAAATAAAAGCGCAAAAACGGACAAGGCAAAATATAAGTGGTATGCAGATGTTCAAAAAACTGTTCAAAATAATTGTTATGATGAAATAATTGCAATTGCGAAAAGAAACAATCCTGCATTTGATTTGGACGCAAATATATCAGAGTATGGAAAGACGAGTAAGGCAGAGTTTTTTGCAGAAGTATTTGCCAACAGCCAGCTCGGAAAGCCTAATGAATTAGGTGTAGCTATGAATGAGTGGCTGAATAAGAAATACCTTGCAAATGGCGTGGAAAATGGTACAATAAAGCTAAGTAATATAGATGTTCGTAAGAAGTATATTGAAGAAGTTTCAAAGATAAAAGGTACTATAGATAATAATCTTCCAATCGAACAACAAGCCAGACAGGCTTTTGAAGCTAGAAATCGAATACGGACGGAAGCCAGAAGCTTGATGGCAGATGAAGCAACACGGGTACAGTTGGAAAAAGAAAGGCCTAATAAGACATTTGAAGAACTCATCTCTTCTAAGATGAAAAGGAAGGGAATGACCAGGGATGAAGCAATCAGAGATATTTATGATACTGCAACCAAAACAAACGCAAATGTGAATAGAGAGTTAGGATTGGGTGGTGATTGAGATGTTTGAATATAATATTTGCAAAGAAGCTAGTAATGAAGAGTTCAAAAAAGCTTGCAATAAAATTGAACAGAATATTAGTAATTTAAGCTCTGGCGATCCACTTGTAGATGTTGACGGATCAGTAGTGAAGATTTATAAAAATAGTGATGATACGATAAAAGTATTTAATGATTATGAGGTTGATGCTGTTTGGATAGAATCAACCATAAATCTTGATAGAGTATTAAAGTAGAGAAAGCACTCCGCAGTAGCAGGGTGCTTTTTCTGTGTAACAAAATAATTATGTAATTTAGACCATGATTAAAACGTGGTCTTTTTTTATGCCCAAAATCGGCTTAAGGCGATTAAACTGTGACGAATACTTACTCCGGCAAGAGTGATAACTGCCATGCGTGACTGCGATTAAAGTCAAGAAAGGATGGAAACTATGGAACTGAAAGATGTGTTAGGAGAAGAACTGTACAAACAGGTGCAGGCGAAGATTGATGAGCAGAACTCGAAGGAAGAGGACAAGCTCAAGCATGTTCGATTTGCGGACCTGTCGGAAGGAAACTACATCAGTAAAGAGAAGTATGATTCTGAAACCGAGAGATTGAATGGTCTGATCACCGGCAAAGACACGGAGATCGGCAACGCAAATAAGCTCATCGAAGAACTGAAGAAGGCCTCCAAGGGCGATGAAGGTATGCAGCAGAAGATTTCAACGTATGAGACAGAGAATGCCCGCTTGCAGCAGGAACTGGAAGAGACAAAGGTCAGCTCTGCATTGAAAGTCGCTTTGTTATCTGCCAAGACGGATGATACCGATTATATGACCTTCAAGATTAAGGAGATGCTGAAAGAGAAGGGCGAAGAACTCAAAATCGACGATGATGGCAACATCAAAGGATGGGATGATATGCTCACAACCCTCAAGACGCAGTTCCCGGCACACTTCGAGAGTTCTGAAGGTGGAAGTCGACAGATTATTGAGAATAAGCTGGACAAGGGAGATCCGGCTGGCGGTTCTGCAGAGCCTAAGGATTTAGCAGAAGCGCTGAAACAGCAGTATGAAGCCGCAACGAACGGCTAAGAAAGGAAAGGTGAAAAACTATGGCAATGACATTAGAAGAAATGAAGAAAGGTATGAGCGATAAGGTGTTCTCGCAGATCGTGGATATCTTTCTGAGACAGTCTACCGTACTGCAGATGCTTACATTTGATGATTGTGTATCAGCATCAGGCGGTGGTTCAACAATGAAGTACAAGTATCTTAGAAAGGTGCTTCCGGCTACAGCAGAGTTCCGTAAACTTGGTGGTTCTTATGCAAACTCTGTAGCTACAAAGCATGAGTGTGAAGCAAGCCTTGCTATCATGGGTGGCGCTGTACAGATGGACAGAGTGCTTAACAAAGTAGCCGGTAACTTCGACAACCTTGCATATCAGATTGAGGAACATATCAAGGCGATTGTTTCTCTGTTCCATTACACACTGATCAATGGCGATGCTACTACAACTGCATCGACAGATCATCCGGAATTCCAGGGACTGGATTCCATGATTGCTGACACTGCAACAGAGTATGGTGCATCCAAGTCAATTGACCTGTCTACAATCGCCCAGATCAAGGCAAATGCAGACGAGTTCTACGAGGCACTTTCGCTTCTGATCAAGACTACTGATGCAGATGCAGTTCTTACAAACACGGAGACAATCACAAAGATTCAGACTGTTGCTCGTGTCCTTGGCTACAGAACGGAGAGCGAAGAGGCATTTGGTAAGCGTATTACAACGATTGATGGTATCAAGCTTGTTGATATGCAGAACCACTACACTGTAAGTGGAAGCAATGCAACTGCAAATTCTGTAGTGAAGAAGGGAATCAGCAGAAAGATTGGATCAGCAGAGACAGCAACAACAGGACTGACAGATATCTATGCTGTCAAGTTTGATGTGAATGATGGATTCCACGGCATCAGCCTGAATGGTGGTTCAGTTATCGATAAGTATCTGCCTGATTTCAGCAAGCCGGGTACAATGAAGGATGCAGAGGTCGAGATGATCGCTGCAACCGTGTTGAAGAATACACAGCATGCAGGTGTACTTCGTAATATCAAGATTGCGTAAGCAAAGAGAGGATAGGTGATAAATATGCCAGCAAAGACAGAGACAAAGGCAGTAAAGTGGCTTGTAGTCGTTAACAATGCGCCTGCTTATTGCGGAGTTGGTGCCGGTGGCGTCCAGTTCGCAAACGGACAGGCAGTGATCGAGAGCGAGCGCATGGCATCATGGTTTAAGGAACACGACGGATATACTGTCACAGAGCAGCAGTAAGGTGGTGATCGTATGATTATGACCGTTGAAGAGTTGAAATCATATATCGATATTACTGCAAAGGATTCGGTGCTTGAAGCAAAGCTTCAGGCGCTGGAGCTCCTTATACGGAAGTATACAAATAACAACTTCCAAGACAGAAACAGACGATTTAATGCAGAGGTTAAGAGCGGAGTGCTACAGGGTGCATCGAATCTGTTTGCAGAGGGTGACACCGTACAAATATCGGAATCGTTGTATAACGATGGATTGTATGTGATTAAGGGCATTGATATGGACAATGCACATATGGATTTTGATGAGCCACTTTCGGATGAAATATGTGTACTTGTAACGAAGGTCAAATATCCTATGGATGTGAAGCTCGGTGTAGCCAATATGCTGAAATGGGATATCGAGAACAGGGACAAGGTCGGTATTCAGTCGGAGACACTTAGCCGACATTCTGTGACGTATTTCAACATGGATGGCGATAATTCGCTTATGGGATACCCAAAGTCACTTCTTGGATTCCTGAAGCCGTATATGAAAGCGAGATTTTAAATGGATGGTGATTAGATGATTGGTGGAAATATAACCGGTCAGATTCAGCTCTGTAAGACAGAGACGAATATCATCGGTTCATGCGATAAGACATGGGAGACTGTGGATGATATAACAGGGTATCTTGATCTATCGACAGGAGACAGCAAGTACACAACATATAATGCTAAGATTCAGGAATCTACGCACGTGTTCCTTGCAGAATAAAAGAAGCTCGACAGCCGCATCAAGGCGGAGAACAGTCGGATGGTGATCAATGACAAGGTATATGATATCATGGTGATTGATGATCCGATGGAACTTCATGAGCAGTTGGAGATATATCTGAAATACACAGGAGGTCAGTAATATGTCCGTAGAGTTTACGAATAATTCCATGCAGATCAAGAAGGCGCTCAGAGAAAAGGCGATTGCATTTCTTGAAGAAGCGGCAGGAGAAGTGCAGACGGCTGTACACAATGCATCCAGAGTAGATACTGGAGAGACAAGGGGTTCATACACTTATGTAGTCGATGAATCTGAATTAGAAGCAACAGTTGGATCTCCAGAAGAAAATGCCATCTGGGAAGAGTTCGGTACTGGCGAATATGCCGTGAATGGTAATGGTCGTAAAGGCGGATGGTATTATGAGGATAAGAAGGGAAATGGACATTTCACACATGGTAAGACACCGAACAGACCGCTTGAAAAAGCCTTCAAGGCTACGAATGGTGCAATTCAGAATCGAGCAAATGAAATATTTGGAGAGTTGAAATAATGAGTATAGCAGCATTAAATTATGTTGGTGAACTAATGAAGTCCAGCGGGATTCCATACCAATTCGGAGAATGGGTTGGCGAAATCCCAGACCGATATTATGTTGGAGAGTACATGGAAGATGATTCTCCGACCAAGGAAGAGGATGGAAGTCAGGGGACAACATTTATATTAAATGGATGGACCCGTGGGAATCCGATTCTATTTGAGCAGGACAAAGAAACAATAGAGAGATTCTTACCACAGTCACGCATGAATCCAGATGGTTCGTGTGTGGCTGTTTTTTATTCAAATGCATTTTCGGTACCGACCGGAGATGGGACATTGAAGAGAATTCAGATCAATCTGACTATAAAAGAATGGAAGGTGATATAAATGGCAGAAAACACATGGAGAGAATTGTGCGTATCTGGTGTAACAGAGAATACGCCGAAGCGGATACTGTTAAATGCGTGTGTACTGTACAAAAACTTTAAGTATGACACAAGCAAGAAGCTCTGGACAGGTACTTTGCTTGGTGCTACATCCGGCGGTACAAAGTTCACGATTGCTCCGGAGATTACAAATATCTCGGTGGATGGTGTGCTTGTTAATGCGAAGGGACTTGTGCAGAAAGTCGGCGAGACGGCAAAGGTTGAGACGAATATGGTCGAGCTCACAAAAGACTGGTTGAAGGCAACAACAATCGGACAGGAAGGCACGTCGGTAGATGAAACAATGGATGTGATTGAATCTAAGGCAACAATCGAAGACAGCGATTATGTCGAGAATTTTGCATGCGTCGGATACAAGACGAACGGAACACCTGTGATCGTATTATTTGATTATGCACTTTGTACATCTGGATTGTCGGCAGATACGAAGAACAAAGAAGCATCAACAATCCCAACGACATTCGATTGCTATGCTGAGCTCAAGGCAGGCGCTATGACGAATGTGCTTCCGTATCATATCTATATGCCGAAGGAAGTTGTTGAGAGTAATACAGTTGATCAGTTGCTGGATGATGCAGCGTAATACCGAATATTAGGAGGATAAGTAACTATGGAAAAGGAAATGACAACAGAAACAGAAGTAATGCATGGAACAGTGGAAGAAGCTGTACAGGAAGAGAAAAAGCCGTATACATTGCGAGCATTGAATTCGAAAGATATCTTCCCAATGATGAAGATTATTTCGTGTATTAAAATCAGCAAGTTTTCTGATTGCTTTTCATCGGATGAAGCAAAACGTTTGATAGAAAAATCTATGCAGAATCAGAAGATCACTATGAAGGATGTAGAAGAGCTCGGTATGGGCATTGCATTTGAGATTGGCGATGTTATTCTGGAGAATCTGCCGAATGCTGAGAAATACATCTATCAGCTTCTCTCGAATCTGTCAGGTATGACAGTAAAGGAACTGGAAGATATGAATCCAGGAATGTTCCTTACGATGATTATGGATGTGGTCAAACAGAGTGGATTCGCAGATTTTTTCAAGGTTGCTTTGAAATCTATCGGGTAGGTGATTTAGAGTTTTGGGACTTGTTATTCAAGCGATATGCAAGTCCTTTTTTATTGATGGATGAGATGATTGCGACAGAGCGCTTGGTAGAGTTCGTGGATTCAATTGTGAAGCGGACGAACAAGGATACCGAAGAAGATGTGCTGTGGGAGTTCTTTTTGAATAAGGTGCAGGGAGAATCCTATGAGGATTTCGTAAATCGTGTACATGCTCAGGCATCATCTCAGAAATCGCTATCTGACGAAGAGATCAAAGCGATGGTGGAAAATTCAATGAATGCATTCGGCATTGAATTGGTTTAAAAGGAGAATGCGATGGAATTATTTAAGATCTTTGGTCGAATCGCACTCAAAGGGCAGCAGGAAACGGAAGACGGCTTGGATTCCGTTTCCGGTAAAGCGTCAAAAGTAGGTGATGTGTTTCTCAAAGGAATCGGGACGATTGCAAAGTGGGGTGTGGCTACGGCTTCGGTAGCTGCAACAGCAACGGCGGCACTTGTAAAGAGTGCTGTGACAGCATATTCGGATTACGAGCAGTTGGTCGGCGGTGTCGAGACACTGTTCAAGGATTCGGCAAGTGAAGTACAGAAATATGCTGCAAACGCATATCAGACGGCTGGATTGTCTGCAAACGAGTACATGGAAACTGTCACAGGCTTTTCGGCGTCATTGTTACAGAGCTTGGATGGAGACACAAAGGCAGCGGCTGAAAAGGCGAATGTAGCAATCACGGATATGTCCGATAATGCAAATAAGATGGGTACCTCAATGGAATCCATCCAGAATGCATATCAGGGATTCGCAAAGCAAAACTACACTATGCTTGATAACCTCAAGTTAGGTTATGGCGGTACCAAGGAAGAGATGCAACGACTTTTGGAAGATGCGGAGAAGCTATCAGGACAGAAGTTTGATCTATCATCATATGCAGATATCGTAGATGCGATTCATGTTGTGCAAACAGAAATGGGCATCACAGGTACTACCGCAAAGGAAGCGGCAACAACAATTCAGGGATCTGTGAACATGACGAAAGCGGCATGGAAGAATCTGGTAGTCGGTATTGCAGACGATACACAGGATTTCGATGTGCTTGTCAATAATTTTGTAGATTCAGTCACTACAGCAGGCGAAAATATCCTGCCACGAGTGGAAATCGCTTTGAAGGGTGTTGGTACGCTCGTAGAGAAGCTTGCGCCGGTGATTGCAAAGACGGTACCAAATATCGTATCAACGACGCTGCCGAGTATGATCAAAGCAGGAACGAGCATGATCCGGGCGTTACTGGATGGATTGCTCAAGGCGGTGCCAGAACTAATACCATGCTTCAAAAATATTGTCAACCAGCTTATTAGTGTAATAGTAACTAATTTGCCGATGATTCTTAATGCGGCGGTTACAATAGCAGGAGCGATTGTATCAGGACTTGTAGAGGCATTGCCAGATATACTCGATGCAGGTATTGAGTTGATACAGAGCTTGGCACAGGGACTTACAAATGGCATTCCGACGATTTTATCGACAGCAATTACAATTGTAAGTCAACTTGCATCAACATTGATTCAGAACGTGCCACAGATTGTGCAAACTGGCATTCAGTTACTGTTAGGTTTAGCGAATGGAATTTTGCAGGCGGTACCGCAGTTGCTTCAGGAGCTTCCGGGGATTATTACGCAGATGGTCGAAAATATATTATCTTGTATACCTATGATCATCGAGTGCGGAATTGAATTATTGACATCACTGGTTGATGCGTTGCCGCAGATAATCGATACGATAGTTTCGGTATTGCCAGAAATTATATCGAGTATAATTGAGGCGCTGCTTTCGCATATTGATGAAATCATTCAGGCTGGAGTTAAATTGCTTGTTGCGTTGATCGATGCACTACCACAGATTATCGATACAATCTGTAAGGCGTTGCCACAAATTATTGAGGCTATAACAGGTGCTCTGCTTGAGCATCTGGATGATATGATTTACGCTGGCGTAGATTTGTTTATGGCACTTATTACGAATCTTGCGGAAATAAAGAATGCTTTAGCTTCGAAAATGCCAGAGATTATAGCGTCTATTGTGAGAGCAATTGGTGAATGCCTTGGTGAAATGTGGGAAGCAGGAAAACGACTTATGAATAAATTGTGGCAAGGTTTGAAAGAGGTTGCACCGAATATCGCGAGTTGGTTTAAGGATTTTTTGCATAATTTATTTATTCAGGATGTTAATGTTCAAGTGGATACGTCATCGCTGAAAAGCAGCGCAACGGCAAAAATAACTAATAAATCTACATCTGCTAGAAAGCATGCAAAAGGCGGTGTTGTTGAGAAAGGTGAGATTGCACTTCTGGAAGGTGACGGAGCGGAAGCGGTTGTACCGCTGCATCAGAATCGCATGTGGATTTCGCGAGTAGCGCAGGATATGAAGAATGCGTTAGATTATTGTCAGTCATCATCTGGAAGCAAAAATGACAATGCACTGCTTGAGCTTATATATGAGCTGTTAGAGCGGCTCCCAGATCTGATACTTGAGGGTATGGAATCCGTGAATATGAAAGTTGATAAGAGAGAATTTGCAAGAATGGTAAAAGAGGTGACGGCAACTTGATAGAAAAAGCACGATATGTCAATCATATGAACGAGGTAATTGAATTTGGTGCGAATGGCATCTATATCAACGAGAACGATCTGCATGATTTCGCATGGACAGCTACAAGCATGAATGACAAAATATCGTCATTTAAGATGGGAATTGTCAAGAAGTCGTTGCCAGTCGTTTTTGCATGTAGAAATGATGACGAGGGCACAGAAAGTAGAAATCGTTTGTTTGAGGTGTGTGAAAAGGATGTAGTTGCCAGAAAACATGGAAAACTCTATATTGGCGATTACTATATGCGGTGTTATGTCACAGGATGTAAGGCGTCAAAATACACCTATAATAAGCGATACATGAAGAATACGTTGACGATTCAGACGGATTATCCGCAATGGATAAAAGAAACGATTATTACATTCAATTCAAATGAGGAGATAGTTGGTAAAAACTTAGACTATAATAACGATCATCCATATGATTACACATCAAATATTCTTGGGAAAAAACTGCAAAATGCGGATTTTGTAAATACAAATTTTCGGATGCGTATTTATGGACCATGTAAAAGTCCAGAGATATTGATTGGAGGACATATGTATTCGGTGGATGTTGATATTGAAGCAAACGAGTACCTGACGATTGACTCTGTAGAAAAGACAATAATCTTGTATGAAAGCGACGGTAGTCAGCGGAATTGTTTTGATCTGCGAAATAGAGACTCTTACATATTTCAAAAGATCCCGCCGGGCGTAATGGATGTAGCTATTTCGTCAAATCTGATATTTGATATTACATTGTTGGAAGAGAGGAGCATACCAAGATGGACTTAATTTATATGGATGAATTCAAAAAAGATATCGATGTGCTCAAAGACTATACATTAGATCTTGCATATGGAAGCGACGAGAATGATTTTGAATGTAAAGTAAATATCAATAATAACGTATGTAAAACTGGTTATTATCTTTATTTTGAGGGCGAAGAATATGGCGGAGTGATAGATTCCGTTGGCGTTGATACAGATGAGACGACAGTAACATACTCAGGTCGTACATGGCACGGCATACTTGAGTCTAAAGTGTTGCAACCAGATGAAGGCGAAGACTATTTGAGCGTATCTGGAGAAGCAAACGAAGTGTTAAAGCTTTTGATTGAACGGATGGGACTTTCGGAGCTGTTCAAGGTAAGCACTTTGAACTCAAAGATACAGATATCATCCTATCAGATGAATCGTTATATAAAGGGTTATACAGGCATCATGAAGATGCTGAAAGCATACAATGCAAAACTGAATATGGTATTTAATAGAGGATTTGTTGAATTATCGGCAAGTCCTCTTACTGATTATAGTCGGGATGAGCAGTTTGATACAGATCAGATAAGTTTCACAATTAAGAGAAATAGCAAGCATATCAATCATGTTATATGTCTTGGACGAGGTGACCTGAAAGATAGACGAGTGATTCATATTTACTGCGATTTGCTTGGTAATATCAGTGGAACACAGACACTTACCGGATTGGATGAGATGTGTGAGATCTACGACAATTCCAATGCTGAATCAGATGAGGATTTGATTCAGGGTGGAATTGATAAGATAACAGAGTCTTTTGCAAGTGATTCGGTCGATTTTTCGTTGGACAGTAACGATCAATATATATTTGATGTAAATGACAAGGTAGGGGCAAGAGAGCAGATTACAGGAACTTATGTAGTTGCGTCCGTATCTAAGAAAATAGTCAATATAAGTAATAACAGTACATCAATATCTTATGATTGTGAAGCAGATACAGTGAGCGTGTCTGCGGGTCCATATCCATCTTCTGGTGACGGATCTGAATCTGGGCAGACAGTGAGCATCAAAATAGGATCAGTGACAACAGGTGGTGCTGGTTCAGATGCTTCTGTGAAAAATGCTGGAGACAACAAGAATATGATTCTTGATTTCGTGATACCGAAAGGCGACCAAGGAGATAAGGGCGAAGATGGAGCACCGGGAGCTGATGGTAAGGATGGCGTCGACGGTAAGAGTATCAGTGAAGTTATCAACTATTATTTGGCGACATCTGCTTCAAGTGGTGTCACAGCGAAAACAGCTGGATGGACAACAACAGTGCAGTCAGTTTCATCAAGTAAAAAGTATCTGTGGAATTATGAGGTTGTAAAACTGACAGATGGAACGATCGTAAGTACATCAATGCCATGTATTATAGGTGCGTATGGTGATAGAGGAAATCCAGGAGCCGATGGTAAGGACGGAAGTGACGGCACGAATGGAACTGACGGAATAGGAATTAAGGAGATAGAGGAGTTTTATGCTGTATCAACCTCGAATACTAAAGTACCAACATCATGGTCTACAACAGTACCGACGATGACAGCAACAAACAAGTACCTTTGGAACTATGAAACGATCACATATACGAACAATACTTCGGTAGATACTGCAAAGAAGGTTATTGGTGTGTATGGAGATAAGGGAGCTACCGGAGCGAAGGGTGATACCGGTGCAACCGGGAAAGGTGTTAAATCAACTGTGGTGACTTATCAGGCATCGTCTAGCGGTACAACAACCCCAACCGGGACATGGTCTGCGTCGATACCGGCTGCGGACACATCAAAGCCATATCTTTGGACAAGGACGATCATCACCTATACGGACAACACAACATCAACGTCGTACAGTGTAGGTGCTACGCCAGAAGGAATGGTTCAAAAGAAAAAAATCATTTCTGAAATCAACCAGTCGGCAGAGGAGATTTCAATCAAGGCTGAAAAAATCAGTCTCGAAGGTCTTGTCACCGCCAATGAGAATTTCAAAGTGCTGGAAGATGGCTCAATAGAGGCGAAAAATGGTAAGTTTACTGGCGAGATATATGCTACGAGCGGTAAATTCGAGGGCGAAATAGTCTCATCTAAGGCGACTATTACTGGCGGAAGCGTGAATATCACTAGCGATGGAAGCAAATTAGCGTATATCGCTTTAACCTCAACGAATGTTCCCATTGGTTATGGCGATAAAATAGGAACCATAGCTACACAGATAGGTTCTGATGGAATTGCTTGTCAATCTGAAAAGTTTCGAGGAGATTTTAATGCTTTGGGCATATATATGGCAGAGGGATATGAAAATGAAGGGTATTTTTATTCGAATCCGAATGGAACACATGCGTCTATACTATCTGCTGACGTATTATCTGTGTCGGGCAACCTCACCGTCTCAGGAACAATCAATGGTATGAAATGGAATTGGTCTGGACAAGGCGGACAGCCAAGTTGGTTGTGGGGTGGAAATGATGGTGCAAACATGTATGTATATAATCCATCAAACTTTAGCGTAAACTATGCTAAATCTGCAAATTATGCTAATAGTGCTGGTGGTATTTCGGCACCTATATATGGATATGACAAAAATGTTAATATTACATGTGGCGGATGGAATACCCCTGCTAGCGTGACACTTCCTGCTGGAACATATGTCGGAATAGTGTTTGCAAAGATGTATGGAACTCCTGCATCCAGAATGGTTATGGTTTTTTCAACTAATAGTGGAGCTACTGATGCGGGGGCTTATATGTCAGATGATAATATGGATAGGGCATGCTGTAGTTCCCCAGTTGTTATAAATGTTAGTAGTAACACTAATTTTTATTTGAGGGTATACAACAGTATGTCAGGAGTTAGAGCATGTCATTGCGGGTGGTACTTAGTAAAAGTTAAATAATAAAGACCTTGGAGAGGGTCTATAAACACTACTACTTTATGAAGCGAGGAGTCAAAACATTATGAAAAAATACATTACAACATTAAGCAAACTGTTTGATATTCGTCAGTTGATCGCCAATAATGGCATCCTAGATCTTGCGTTCTCGCGTAAGGCAGGACTGTCCGTTGCTCGTAATATCAAGAAAATTGATGAGGATCTTGTGGAGTATGACAAGGCTCGTGATGAGCTGATACGAAAGTACTCTGACGACGGAGTTACTATGAACCGTTCAAATCCGAACTGGGACGAGTTCATCAAAGAGTTTAATGAGATCGGTTCAGTCGAAGCGTCGCTGGAAATCAACACGATTACAGCTGATGATCTGCCAGAGAACATCACACCAGCAGCATGTCTCGCAATTGAATTCATGATCGGAGAGGAGTAGCACATGACGGATGTTGAAAGAAAGATGACTACAGATGAGATTAAAGGACTGTTGACTGGAATTTCATCAATTTGTTGTTCGACGGCTACCTCAATTGATTTTTCAGGGACAGATGAAATCACAACTAAAATGGATGCTGTATTAGAATACATATCCCGAATTGAAGAAAAGGTTAATACATTAAACAGTTTGGATGATTTAGAAAGTAAGGTTGAAGAGGACGATGCTGCAATGACAACTGTGATTGCATAAAATAAAAAGAAGGAGGCTGATTATTATGCAGATAATCGACACACATTTAAAGTTTAAATCTCTTACAAAGAGAAAAAGCACAGATGGAGGAGCTGTATTTCATCATGCTGCATGTCACGGTAGTGTAGAGGATATTCACAGAATGCATCTTGCAAATGGATGGTCTGGCATTGGGTATCATATCTATATTCGTTTAGATGGCAAAGTATACAAGGGCAGACCAATCGATATGATCGGCGCACATGCATCTGGTGTGAATTACAACACGATTGGAGTTTGTTGTGAAGGAAATTTTGAAAATGAGCAGATGCCAGAAGCACAGAAGCAGGCTTTGAAAGAAGTTGTTTCATGGCTTCGCAATGAATATGGAATTACTCGATTCAGAAAGCATAGTGATGTGAGTAAGACTGCATGCCCCGGAAAAAACTTTCCGTTTGGAGAAGTGGTGAAAGTATCCGAGAATATCCCATCGAAGACTGAATCTATACAGCAGATTCAACATATCGCTGGTAAGGGCACTATCATTCGTGCCGGACAGATCCATGCGAATAATTTTGCCGGTGCCGGAATCGTAACGGATGGTATTCGTGGAAATGCGACCTTAAAAGCAGGAATTAAGGTGTTACAAACAGCGATGAACTTAGACTATAAGTCGAAACTTGCGGTTGATGGGATTTATGGATCTGCCACTAAAGCCGCACTTGGAAAGCACTATGTAAAAAAGGGCGAGAAACAGTACATGGTTACTGCACTGCAGATTTTGCTTATGCTTAAAGGATATGCGTGTGATCTCACATGTCCGGGGGTATTTGACACAGCTACAGAATCAGTAGTGAAAGAGTATCAGAAAAACAATCTGCTTACAGTTGATGGTGTTGTTGGATATAATACATGGATGTCGCTTATTCACTAAGTGGAGAAAGAAGGGAAAGACTATGGCACATTTAGTAACAGGGTATGCCGGGAAAGAACATATTAGATCAGCAGATCAGGGCAGCTTCAATGCTGCCTTTTTTGGTGATGGAGAATTTGTTATGAGTAGCGGATCAAGATTTGCAGGAGCAATTATCAATAACAACACAGTTAGAATTTCTGACGGCGATATGCTGATGCAGGGCAGACATATCCGTATTGAACCGAATACTTATGAAGATTTGACAATATCGACAGGTACCGCAGGAACAAATCGAATTGATCTGATCGTAATGACCTACGAGAAAAATGCGGCATCAGGTATTGAATCTGCAAAGTTAGAAGTTGTACAGGGGACAGCAACGTCAGGAACACCGTCTGCTCCTGAAATAGTAAGTGGAGATATTTTAAATGGTGATTTGAAAAATCAAATGCCGCTATATGCGGTTTATGTATCAGGTGTAGCACTGACCAAGATATCAACACAGTTTATGGTCTGTCCGACATATAAAGATTTAGCAATCTATTATGCACAACAGTTCCAGAACGCATGCGAAACACATTTGAATTCTTTAAATATCATTGACTCTGCTGATGCAATCGACGCAAATTCAGCAGCAAATCAGCTTGCAGGAGCACTTGGTGTTAAAGAGCTTGCAAGTCAAAAGGCACCAGTGGCGCATATACATGATGATTTATATTACAGAAAAGCTATACTTGACCAAGCACTTAGTGCTAAAAGCGATACTAATCATAATCATGACGAAAGATATAGTCGTGTTAACCATAATCATGATGAAAGATATTGTTTGCCGGTTGGTACAGCTGTACTTAATTCGAACCTATATAGTGCACCATTTAAATACGGTAAATGGAAATGTGCAGGATATGTTAATATTGAACTGTATGATGCCAATGGTGAAATTAGAATAATAGATCCATATGTTTGGACCAGAGAATCATAGAAAAGGGGTAAAACATGACATCAATAATATCTGCCATGATTGCGGCGTTTGTTACATTGATCGTATGCTTAATCAATAATCACTATCAGCAAAAGGCTGCAAGCAAAAAGCATGATGAAACAATTGCATTGATAGAGTACAAGCTTGATGAGCTATCAAAAAGAGTAGACAAGCACAACAATGTTGTTGAACGTACATATCGTTTAGAGGAGCAACAGGCGGTCACAAATGAGAAAATTCGTACCGCAAATCATAGAATTGAGGATTTAGAAAATTTAGAGAAGAAAGGATGATGAATATGGATTTATCAAATTATGTAACAGTATTACCGATCGTGATCATTTGTTATCTGGTTGGAATCGGGTGTAAGGCGAGCAAGAAGATCAGCGATAAGGTGATACCGGTAATCGTAGGAATTGTGGGAGGAATCATTGCAGTACCTGCTATGTATGTGATGAAGAGCTTTCCGGCGGAAGATATTATCACGGCGATTTCAGTTGGCATCATGTCTGGTCTTGCTTCTACCGGAGTAAATCAGATATATAAGCAGAGCAAGAAATAAAATTACTACCCCATTAGCAAACGTCTATGGCGGTCCTGACGGGGAA